AAGAATACCTGCCACTTTTTCACCTTTTGCCAACTATAATTATACATTTAAAAAAATAGTTGAAAATAACACTTTTTAAAAATAGAATAGTCAATTTTCAATTTTGTCCACTATTTCTTTGATTATATCATCATCGGGTAGCTCTAGTTTATAATTTTTTAAAAGAGATTTAATCATTTCAATTCTTATATCTGTAATTCCAAAACTTTCACCCCATAACCAAGAAGGGCTTTCTTCAATTTTTAAAATTTTATGTCTTAAATTTTTAATCCTATCTGTAAGTATTTTTATAAAGTAATTATCAGAAGATTCAATTGAAATATTCAAATCCATACAAATATCTACTAGTGCACTATAGTCACCATCTTTCATTATTGAAGCAGCTTTTTGAAAAATAGAAGAAAGATGTTCCTTATCGGAACTTTCTCCCAGAGTATCGGGATGTGTCCTAAGTGCTATCTGTTTATAAAGTTTCTTGGCCCAGGGCGGAGCTTCATCCTTGGGCAGTATATCATTATTTTTTAACTTTGGGTGATTGTCTGCAGAGCTTTCAAAGTATTTTTCTGAATTAAAATCAACGCTAGAATGACAAATTGAACTATTTTCACCTGTTTTACCTGATTCAGAGTGGCCATAATTAGAAAAATATTTTAAAATAAAGCTTCTATCGCTATCCCATTCAGACTCGTACTCTAGAAGAAGAGATTGTATCTCATCCAGGGAAGACTTGAAAAATAAATACTTTGATTTAAGACTTCTTATTTTTCTTCTAGTATTTCTTTTATTTTTTGACAAGAAAACCCTGTCAATAATTATTCAAAATTATAAGTTTAGGCTATTTTCTTTATCATCTTTTAAAGGTTTCTTTCTAGATTTAAGATTATCATCGGGTCGAGTCCCTGTCTCTCTTATTTTTTTTCTACTAGTAGATTTTCTTTTTGCTGGTTTGGGTTTTTTTTCAGCTTTTTTATCTTTTGCCTGGGCTTCTTCATTTTTCTGAGCAATATATTCATTTTTTACTTTTTGGTAAGCATTGATTGCAACAGTTGCATTTAAATGAACACGATCAAGATAGTCAAATGAATCTGATATAAATTCTGGTACTTTTGATAAAGATTCTGCTAGAGATCTAGTAGGATCATCGGGATAATTTTTTGCAACTTCTCTAATATGAGCATTTACGCGCTCTGAAACATAGTCAGCATGCCTCTTCTTGTTTCCTCGTAGAATGAGACACTTTTGCATTTCATCTTCTGCGTCTTTGATCATTTTGTCAATCTTTTCAATAAAGTCCATTAAGCTTTCCTTTAATATTTTAACTGTTTAATTATAAAAAAAGGGATCCTGGAGTAAACCAGGATCCCAGAGTTTTAATTAAAAAACTCTAAATTTTTATAGATTATTGCTCAGCAGTCGTCTTAATAACAACAACGTCGTCAGCCTGGAGGCTAAACTGGAAGTTAATTGCTCCTGGGTCAGCGTAATCTACACCGTAGTCACCATCAGTTCCAGCACTGCTAGTACCTGATACTAGGTACTGACCGTTAACATAGACTTCGGTATTACCTGGAGTGGCTTCTGATAAGTCGATGACTCTGGTGAAACCACCGCCGTCGACCATTCCTGCTCCAGTGAGCTGAAGCTTGGTAACAGCCGAACCTGTGATAATAGCCTTTCCAATTGTACCACCGCCAGCAGCAGTAGCAAGAGCATTGAAAGCACCAATAATTGATGTTCCAGCGCTAAAGATAGGCTTGGAGCGGAATGTTACGAACTCATCATGGTCGAGTGAAAACGCCATGTTACCAGCCATCGGGCCACCAGCTGAAGTCATTCCACCATCTGTAGAGAAGGAGATGCTTGAGCCAGAAAGGGCAACAGCAAGTGTACCAGAGACAATAGCAGCTGAAGCTGTAGAGTCGAGGATTGCAGGACCAGCACCAGCGAAGATACCACCGGTAGCACCCCAGTTAACATCAACAAGAGTTCCCTCGATCTGAGTCTCTGTGGCAGCGGAGCTACCAAGAGCGATAAGGGTTCTTGCACCAGCTGTACCAATGCTAATGTTCTGAGCAACGTTATCAGCACCAACACTGATTGCTCCACCAGATGACTCAATACCAATAGCAGCAGTAGCATCAATATTGACAGCGCCTGAAGATGCGGAAAGGACTAGTGCAGTACCAGCCAGACCAGCAGCAGCCTGGGAATTAAGGTCGACTCTTCCAACTGCATCGACAAGAAATTCAGAGGAGCCAGTGACTTTGAAAATACCTGCAGAGCTCACGATCATACCAGTTGTACCGTTGTGTGAGAATTTTACATCATCACCGAGACCAAAGTTAAGAACTGCAGAGTCAGACTTGAGGAAAACGTCGTCGCCGACGTAAAGATCAAGACCGATACCAACACCACCATCAACAACGAGAGCACCAGTTGATTTGCTCGTTGTAGCCGTTACATCTTGAACACGAGCTTGATCATGGATCGAGACCTGTGAAGCAGAAACAACAAGCTTTGCAGTGCCTGCACTCTGAATCTGTGTTAATGCGCCAGCATTGGATGCGTTGAGAATAATTGCACCAGCATCATTGGCAGCAGCATCAAGTGTAATTGTTCCCTCAGAGTCAACTAGAAGACCGTCAAGAACATCTGTACCGTTAAGGTCCAGAGTTAGAAGTCCGTCAGCAAGCTGAATTTCAGAGCCAGTAGCACCATCGAGAAGAAAACCCGTGGATACGTTTTTCAGGGATACTCCTGCACTACCAAGTTCGAGTGCCAATCCAGATTCGACCTGAAGGTTAGAACCAGATACGACTGCTCTGTTAATACCAGCTTCGTCGTACCATAGGACGAAGTCCTGATCAGAACCAAGTTGAATTTTCTTGTCGTCAGCGATGAAAAGATCGCCGAACTCTTGTGATGCTGAACCTAGACTAATATTTCCAGCGGAATCTGGTAGAATGTTAGTATAGAAAGTACCAGTATCGTTATTGAATGCTTCACTGGCTGCTTTACCGTGAATACGACCAAGTGCAGAAGCAATAACACCAAGTGATCCAGAAAGATCTGGTGCAAGAATTGCTGCCATGGTGGTTTTGGCAATGTCAGTTCTAATTTTACCGACTGCATTACCTACAGAACCTGTTAGTTGCTGTAATCTAATTTGTGATTTAATAGCCATTTTGTTCTCCTTTTTTGTTTAATAGCTTTAGGAAAACAACTAATTTGACAAATACAATTTTAAAATAATAAAAACGAGAGAGAGAAAGAACAACTCTATATATCAACTAGATTTGATTTTTTAATAATAATCTTAAGTTTTTTGAGTACATATCATACTTGGTAAACTCAGAATTTAAATATTCGACTGCAAGAAGTCCACATTTTCCATCTAAATCATCAAATACTATCTCATATCCTTGCCTGCCGCGTCCAGTTGACAATAGCTTACCGCCTTTAAGCATTATATAAGATGCTAGACCGATATCAGATGTCGTATATTTTTTGGATGGCATGAAAAACCCTAGTCGTTAATAATAGATGTTACTACATCATCTTTAAATAGGTCGAAATTGAAGTGAATACTACCTGTTTTGGAAGTATTTAATAAATAATCATTTTGAGAACCGCTATATAACAACTGCCCATTTACAAAAATATCAACTCTGTTAAAAGAGTAACTTGCAGCACTAAAATTAGCAGATACATCACAATCATCTCCGGAAGAAATATTAGAAGTTATTACTTTGTTAAATTTTAACCTTCCAGAAGCCCCTGCTGCTACTGTAATGCTTCCATTTGAAGAACTTGTTATGTTTATCCCAGATCCCGCCACAAGATAACTAGAGCCATCTATCAGCCTCGTAAGAGATCCGCTCAAACCGCTAGGTGCAAAGAGAGTTCCAGAAGAAAATAGGTCTCCTCCGAAAACTGATAATCCTCTTATGGCAGTTCCTCGAGATCCAATTGCGCCAGAAACGAAAAAGTTGTTATCTTCTCCTGACAAACTGCTTCCCGTTCCAAATATAGATGTAGATGTAACTCCAAAAGATCCAGTTATTCCAACATTTCCAGAAAATTGAGAACCAGTCAATGTAGCAACAATAGAATCTCTTATAGCTACTGTATATGCACTTCCCGCGCCCCCGTCGCTGGCAGAGAGTCCTAGCCCAGTTGTAAAAACTCTCTCATTTGGAAGAGATCCAGTAGCAGAAAGAACTAGATATTGAGCATTCGGATCTCCTCCACCGCTACTTGCAGTCTTATCTTTTACAGAAGCTCCAATATACAAAAATGCATCAATATATCTTGGATTTTGATTACTATCTCCTGTTGCAGGAGGGTCTTGCTGAAAGAATATTCCGTTAAAATAATCTAAATTCCAATCTCTTGCATCAAGAACGGGTATTGCAGTTTCACCGCTTCCCGTGTGGTAGGGTTTTCCCTCGTATCCAGTTGCGAAAGCAGTAGGAATAAGTTGCAGAGATCCGCTAGTTATATAGACAACTTGCTTGTTTAAAAATGGATATGCACCCTTCTTGGGATTTGATGACTGTGATTCATAATCATCTGGTAGCTGAAGTGCGAAAGCATGTCTCCCACTAGAAGTATCTGTTCCAGGAATGAAAGATGCAGAAAGACGAAGATATTCTGCAACTCCCTCTGTAATAGTATAGTATGCTGAACTATTAGGTGCTGATGGAATCTGGTCGCCAAAAATAGTCTCTGCTGAAAGCGTAAGACCCGTAGGAAGACCTTCATTTGCTAAATCTTTATCATTTGAAGTTTGTGCTTTTCCGCTGAGCTTCTTAATCGATATGTTAATTTTACTGGTATCTGAAAGTGCCACTATAACCTCATAACCATGTAAGGGTAATACTATTTATATTACCTGTAAAAGAAGCATTTGCCTCTACTTTTATCATAATATATTCATTTGAGTCAGCAAAAACTGTTCCAAAAGTTGCACTATTCGTAGCATTAAGCGAACTATCAAGTGATCCATTAAGACATCCAGAACCATCTACTGTCTGCCCCGTTGAAAAAGGTAGTGCAAGATCCATCCATCCGGTAGACTGATTTGCAGAAGTTGTAGGAAGTTTGACAAGAACTGAAATATTTCCTGTTCCTAGATTTGTACCTTGTGAGACTATTGTCCCTGATCCATTTATTGCTAAGCTAAAATCTGTTTTGGCACCGCCAGAATTATTTTGAAAATATCTATAGAATGTTCTAGTTCCCGATGTAATCCCGCTATAGTTTACATTATCAGAGGGTCCGTTAGTAATTGATCCACCGTCAGAAGAGTTTCGAAAGTCTCCGCTATTTGCTCCCTGTCTCGGGGCCCTAAGTCTGCTGTTATAAAACATAAGACCATCAGTGTGCCCTGTATTTGTTCCGCTCATATGATAAGCAGAATTCCAGTTATTACTATTGCTAGTTACATCACCCTGAGCCCCATAGCTTCCAGAGATTTTCCTATAAATCTCCTGGAGAAAAGTTTCCTTTACTACTGTCGATGTGTTGCTCAAATTATAAAGTAATATCCCTGCTATGGACTGTGAACCTCCGGCAGAGATATTAGATTTCAGAGGATGAGGGACGTTTACACTGACTGTGATTGACTCATTTAATATTGGATCTGCATTAATTGTTGCAGAGCCAGTAATATGCAAGAGTTTATTTTCATTCTCGCCTCCTCCATAGTTTATAGAAGGAAAGGCCTGCGCTGGGACTGTGCAGTTAGCACCATTGAATGTTACATTATTTGTAGAATATACATTCTTATATGCATTTGATACTCTTACACGATACTGTGCTGTTCCTCCTGTATTGTATCTCACACCTGATAGTGTACTTAGGCCTGTCATAGAAAGTGTATCCAGAGCTGACCCAGCTGCTGCCAATGCATTACTATTGCTATCGTTTACCCATTCAACATAATTACACGAAGAGGTTAGCGACCCTACAACATGTGTTACTCTTGCGTAGTTCCAGCCATTTCGCTGATCTGAGGTCGCAACACGAAACGAACCGGTTCTATGTTTAAAAGTAGCAAACTCACTGCCATCTGCAAAATGTGCCGGATCTGCTGCACTTAGGCTAATAAACCCGCTACCATTTCCGTTTAGCGAGTTTCCTGATCCGAAAGAAGAAAGGTCGGCTGAATGTATCGCACTTACATTGTTATTGACAAATAAGCTTAATGTTCCCTGATCACCGTTGCCAAAAGAGTTTGCAGGATAGTTCGACCCATCAGCTGAAATATCTTCATTTAGTGTTCCTTCAATAGCTGTTGATCCAGCAAAGCATGCAGACCTAATATCATTGCTAACAGTTGATGAACTATAGCTTCCGTTAATATTAACATCTGACAAGTTAGACGATGGTGATGAAAGTGTTGAGGGCTGCGCATTTATATATCCGCTTATTGACTGGGATGATCCAAATGATAACTTTGCATCTGCTCCTGTATCATTAGAATCCATATCATCAAGTGAGGGTGCTGCTCCTGGAGCAAGACCCTTTAAAACTTCATTAAATCTATCAATTGCTGTTCCAACAAGTGTACCTGGCGAAAAGTCAGTAAATAATCCGTCTGTATATGTTCCATCCTCTGCCTCCCCAATTGTTCCGCTTATAGCAATGTCCCCAGAGCCAAGATTTTGTAATAATCCAAGCTTACTAAAATCTATATTGTCAATATTGCTAACAGACGTTGATCCAGATACTGCTGTTATACCCGCGCCGCCTGAAATTGTTATCTGACCATTTGAAGAAGATGCAACAGTTACATTTGCCCCTCCGACAAGATACGAAAGTCCTCCGGCAGTATGATGGATTGTACCAGATATTGTATCATAAACTTTAACAATTCCTTTATCAGACCCGAGACCTGTTGAGCCAATTGTCAATGTCTCAGTAGCTTTTTCAAATACAAATGTAGCATCAGCTCCAAAAGAACCACTATCATTAAACTGAACCTGTGTATTTGAGCCCCCTGGGCTGCCGCTTCCACCACTGCCAATATTAGTCCAGGATGTCGATTGACCGCCTGGCTTATTTCGAAACTGCATAGTTCCGTTACTATCTCTAAAACCATATGCATCTGAAGTACTTTGTTTGCCAAAGTTAATATAGCCGTCAGCAGAAAGAACAAGTGATCCGCTGATAGAGGCATCTCCGTATACCTGAAATCCCTGAGTAAATTCTGGATTATTGAGACCTATTTCTGTCCTATTTGGAAAAATTACACTGCTTATAAAATTGGTACCTTTTTCGCGGCCAACTATTACGTCAGTTTGTCTGATTTTAGTTTTTCTAACTTTTGACAATTTTCCCTCTCAATACTTTAGAACATTCCCTAATAAGCATATCTATAGCCTACGGTCCACTGTGGCCCCCAGTGCCACCAAAGCCCATAAACGGGGTTCCTGAGCCGAATTCATACCATACGGTTGTATCTAATGGTATAAACCTAATAAGTCGAGGTGTTCCTCCGCCGTGATCTCCAAAAGGAATTGAGGCTGTATACTCATTGCTAAAATTAGTAGAATTTGTAGAATAAGGATTAACTATTACTGACCCATTTTCAATATCAACAAATCTAACCTGAACTGGGCTATCCTGAATACCTGGCAATTCACTCCTGACTGCTAGATATCTAGAATCTTTTCCTGCAACCGCAAGTGTTTCTAGCGTGTTGTAGTACTTTGTGTCGGGTTGCTGCTCAAGCATGTCTCGATATTGCCCGTACCTATCCCTTCTAAAGACTGCTGTGGGATTTTTATTTACCGGGCTTATCATTCCAAATCTTGGGCCATTTGCTCCAGTAACATGTCCTAAGATCGAGGCGACCACCTTTGCGCCTTGATGATAGAAGGTAAAGTTAATACCTCTTGAAAAGAGAACCATCCGGGCTGTCCTACCACCGAAGACCGGCCCAGCTTCAAACATAATGTTGGCGGCAGCAGGAGTTCCTTGGACAGTTGATAAAGCACGTATAAACACTCTCTGGTCAAGATGTCTTCCGGGATTTCCCTCGTAGGGATATGGAAAAACACCTGAAACTGGTGGATACGCCCAGACCTGCCACTGCGGTGTCAGATTTGTAGGTTTTTCAGGTGCTGGACCGCCCCCAAGAATAGGAAAGACAGGGGGCCAAACATTTCTAGTCTTCAGTGCATAAAACTGTTCATGAGCAGGATTGGACTGTCTATCACAATAGTGCCCTATATCCGGTGCCATACTATCATAGTAAGTTTTCCCCATTGATGGGATAGTTATAAATCTCTGGAGTGCTACGTTACTTTTATTATTACTCCCATCTCCCAAGATTGAAGTGCGCATATTGCTTACATTAAATCTATCATTCAAGATAGATCCATTTGTCTGATATGCACTTCCAACACCAGTTGTTGATGAAGGCCAAGATCTTGGAGGTGTACCAATTGACCTAAGGCTATTAGGCGAAAAAATGTTAGGAGACGGAAGGGTGCCCGTTCTTACAGCTTTACCTGCGGAGAGATCTTGCGAACCAAGGCTTGTCCAGTTTCTTGAAAATAATCCTACACATCTTCTAATATTTCCTGTATTTCCAAATATAAAACTTGTCCCGACATAGTTAAATCCGTTACCCTCATTGGTAAAACCATTTGCCACATTTATCGAAGATGTTATAGCACCCTTGTGGGGCCCAGAATCTACCCTTGGTATATTCATTGTGCCTGCAAAAAGTCTATCAACATATGTTCCAGAGAGGTCCATTCTAGACGCAATGTCAAATTGATCTAATACTCTATCATCACCGATTGCTTCATGAATTGCATCTGAAGTAAGATTTTGATTGGTTTCAAATAACACCTCCTTGTTCTTTCTAACCTGGGATCCAAATAGTGTTATCTTAGCATCTCCTTGCAATATTTTCATGAAGGATCCAGACATTTCACCAAATATCTCTCCGCCAGCTGGGCCGAGTCCAACTGAGTTTAAATGTGAAGCAGAGCTTTGTGCCATTCCAAGGTGGACACCTGCATCTACACCCATTCCAAAATTATTGAGACCGCCCATTGCCCAGTTCAAAGTTCCGGAAGAGGGAATCATAGAAATACCAGCATCAATTCCCAGTACAAGCTCATCTTCTGGCTTTAGAAGATAAGGTGATATCTGTGATACTGGCCTGGCGCCTGTAAAGATAGGGTATGCAAATCCTCCATTTGTATAACCAAGAACACCTGCCTTGCTTTCATCAATCACCATCCCGCCAGATCCCGATAGATTGTATGTAGCACTTACTAAATCTGGCCCGAGATATCTCTGGCCAAACCCTGGATTGTCTATCAGCGATCTTGGGCTAGTGCTTATTTGAGGATTTCCCGCTGTATTAATTTCACCAAGTTGAATAAATGAGTTAAGACTTCCTCTTGATGCGTAGGGGGCAAGGCCTGCAGCTAATGAGAAATTTGCGCCTCCTGTAAAAAAGTTTCCTGGAACTTTGCCCATACCGTTTATTGGACCAAATAGTGTATATCCAGAGTTAGCTTCAACGCTTGCAGACGGCATAGTCACACCCCCGTTCCAAAAATCTTGTGTTGCAACGCTTGTGTAGCCAAACCATAAAGGTTCTGCTGGTCGACTAGGGGTTGAAGAAGAGATTCCAAGAACGGGAAACCTACTAGCACCCAAAAACTGAGAATTTGCTATAGCTGCTTCCATCTCAATTCTAATTGTTCCCGTAAATGATGCAATTATATCTGTTGGGTTATCTGTATGCAGGCAACCTGACGCTATATTAAAATCATGAGAAAAAGATGGGCCATGTGGGAGGCCTCTTTCACTTACTAGTGATGGCACTCTTCCCGAAAAAGCTCTGCTATTATAAAATGAAGCACAACCACTAGCTATTAACTCCCTGGTAGACCCTGTTACATCATTTGGACTATCAATAACAGCTTGATTATTTCTACGCTGCCTATAAAGAAAGAAAGTATAGTTATCAATATCTCGACAAGATCCATAAAATCTTCCCATTCCTGTAGGCTGTGCTGTTGTTGAGGATGGAATAGATGGTGTTCCGCCTGGAGGTGCACCTGAAAGCTCTACGATGGCCTGATTTCCAATTGATGCCCGTCCGCCTCGCATTCTTTGAACAATAACTGGTATCTCAATAACCGCCTTTTCTAGAAGGAAATCCTCTGTCAGCCACTGATTCATGGCGGCAACCTGGGAACCTGTTGCATGGTATCTCTCATGCCAGGGAGCCAGCCCTGCTGATGTAGCTGCACCAATTTTATCATACATTAATGATGCTGTCAAGATACCGTAAGGATCCATGGTAACTGATGCCATTGTCGGGTCTGCTGGTGAGTCTACTACAACACCCATATGATCAGACATTTTAAATTGTTGCATCTTGGGCCAGGATCCGCCCTGGGTCATTGTTGCCCATCGGCCGCCCCAGTTTCCTGTATTTTTTCCAATCTTAGTTCCCAATCCTATGGGTGAAAATGATGGTGTTGATACAAAAGGAGATCCAGCCCATGTGGGGACGAGCCAGTCTGAGCGGTAAAACATGCATGTATCATCGTATAGCCCTTTATCCTCCCACTTTTTATCTGAGAAGTTGTAATATGAAAATCCTGTATTGTGGAATCCCTCTGTGGGAAATAGGCCTTCTTTGTCAATATACAGATCTCTATTGCTATATCTTGTTATATATTTTTCTGCGCTATTGTTAATTGGTATTGAAATTGCAATCTTGTCACGAAGTGGCGAACTGTACCCGGGATATGTGCTTCTTGTAGTGCCAGATGCATAGAATGCATTATCTTTTGGACCGAGAAGTAATCGAGCCTCATCAAATGGTTCAAAATCCATCCCGTAGTTAACAATTTTTCTAGTCCCCATTGTTGAAACTGCTGGCGTAGGACCCTTTGTAGCCGGACTACTGTCGTTTGTAGGTTGCCAGTAAACTTTCAGGCTTGAGTTTTGGTTAGGGGTTGCTATTAAATTTTTTACATCTTGGAGTTCTATCTGCTCCTCTGTATTGACAAGGGGGAAAGTTATTACAGGTTCATCAGCTGTGCCGCCAGGATTTTTAAATATTTGTATTAGACCATCGTTAAATGTTGAAGGACCAGTCCCCTTCTTTGTACCCCAAGCACCTGTTGTCCTAGCATAAGGCGCATAAGATCCTGTTAGAGAATCAACCTCTCTCAGTCGAACTCTATTGGGAAGTGATATGATGCCTGACTTTGCTGTGTACCTACCCGCTGTCATTGAGTAAAGTGCTTTTATTGCACTGTGTGAGAGATCGCTACCCCAAGCACAAAACTCAGAAAAAGATGCGGATGAGGATGGCGTGCCTCCCAAGTGTGATCCGACTCGAGAAACGTTATTTGCTGTGTTAATTGCCATTCCCACATAGGTCCCGGTTGCCGTTTGAGCAGTCGATAGAAGTCTTTTTCCGTTAGAGTAGACCTTAAAGCCATAGTCAGGGTCAGAGATCTTACCAGAAAAAGTGAAAGCAATGTGCTGCCAATTGGGTGATAGAATTTCATCAATCTGAGTCGGGTGCTTCCAGTTAAACCCTACCACCCTAATTCCACCATTCACAGTATCTTGCAAGGAAACTTGGATCTTGGCTTCATTGTCTGAATAAATTACATACTGGATATAAATTGCGAACTGTGTTCCAGATGCACCGGTCATTGTAAAGATAGGCTGGCCTGCACCTGCTCCGGCCTGATCTACTTTTATCCACGTAGCGAGTGTAAACGGTTTATCAGTAGAGGCACCTGGTACAGGTGCGCCAAACTGCAAAGTTGTATTGGCTGCTATCTTGAGTGATGCGCTTGAACTGTCAAATCTTGCTACTGGAAGGTCTTCTACTCTAGATACTGCCCTGTTTGGAATAGGAAGATTAAGAAGGCTAGCTGGAGAGCCTGATCCGGCATCATACGTTAGAGTTAGACTACTCTTTTCATCTATAGGTGTAGATTTAAACCTTGCCCACATAATAAGTCTTGCAGCATCTGCTGCCGTATAGATACCCCCACCGGCTACGAATGGTGCGTTGAGAGTATACCCGTCTATCTTTTCATATACTGGCATTACCTTAACAATCCTCCGAAGGCTATTGAATCAATACCAGGAAAATTTCTTATTCCTGATTTCCCTAGACCCACAGACCTCTGTGGCTCATGATCAAAAGTTGATGATGCCTTCTTAGAAATTATTCCCACACCTGTAAAATCGTTAAAGATTGATTCTCTTTGAACCATAAGATTATTAGATAGTGTATTTACAGTTCCATCAGTAAATGGCTCAATAGGCTTAGTTCCAAAATCACCAATTCCCTCTGCATGAATTTTAATAGCTGAATTTTTTAATGTAGAATCCTGACTATCAATAAAAGGTGGTGTAAGATTGAATCCGTCACTATATGTAATCTGCCTATAAGTATAGTCTATTGGCGATGGATAAAAGTTGCCTCTAATTGTATGTGCAACAAAGGGTGAGTCAATAGAGGTACCTGGAAGAGTACCTCTTACTTCTAGTGGTTCTATAATACCATTCATCATCCCGGGATTAAGCCACTCTGGACTAAGCATAACTTGTGGGTATGCTGTAATTCCTGTATCTTGCAAAAATTTAACAGGATCGTTAAGCGTTGCTATATCATCATAGGGCATAATAGATACTTCATCGTCTGAATCTATAAAGAGCTGGACCATTCCATATGTTGTTCTCTCCATTGAGTGATCAATTGGATCTCTGACTGAGGAGGGATAACCATTGGAGCTTAAAAACGGGAGGAGTCTCTTAAAAGCTTGCTGACTTGTTTTTACACTTATACCTTGAAGGTATTGAGTTATATCACCCGACGCTACAGACCCTGTTGTAATTACTGCAACAGGAGAAGGTGCTTCATAATTTAAATCTATCTTTGGTCTATCTATAAACGGTTTAATTGGCATTGTTCACTCTAAAACTTCTTAATTGTTCCAACATACTGTGATAATAAAATATCGCCTCTATCAAAAGATCTCTCTTTTGAAAAAAGATAAATATCATCAAATAAATATCTAAACTTACTTCTTTCAAGAGGGTGAGACTCATATACAAAATCTATTCCTAGAAATTTTGTATTTCTAGGGACAAGTTGCTCGACTATGTACCCAAAAGAGCTATTAAACCACCTAAACATCTCGTAGTAGTTTTTAAACTCTGGTTTTGCATAAAGTCTTCTAAAATAAACTTTTCTTGCCTGCTCAATATCAGGATAAATTTCATCAAAAAGAAGATTAGGATCACCCAAAGCATTATCAAAAAACATTAGACTAGAAAATAATGTCATAATATCATCATCTAGAGCTTTTACAGCTGAAAACTCAATTGAAAATCTATTATCATCATCGGGGGATTCAGACTTTCTAACTTCATAGACCGGGGCTGAGGATGCATATGTACTTTCATCTATTAAAGCTGCAGACTTATAGCTTCTTACTCTAATTTTCTCGTCAGATTGTGCCAAATCAAATTTGGGTGATAGCTGCGAATAAAAAACTTGTCTATTTTTAATTAATAGCTTGTTTGCTTCAAAACCGCTTCCTGTAACTGGTCCCAATTCCTGGGTATAGTTTACGAGATTTATCCCGCCTGAAATTGACCCAGATATCCCGGGCTGCTCAAGCTGTAAGTCTATTCTTGGCCTAAACCAAGATCCCGTATTGTGTGCTTCATAGCTATAATGAATATTTGGATTTTCACTTCCAATTGAGCTTGGATCAAGTGTATGCTCGCTTGACTGTTCTTTTGTAAGTGCACCAGACCAGAATCTTATTTTTCCAATCTGACCTGTAAATCTAGTCGCTGTAGCTTTAAGCCTATCATCTGATTCAAACCCTTTTACAAAGTCTAGCTTGGTATCGCTTAGGAAAAGGCCGGTATAGGTTCCCAGGCTAGAAGAGCCCAAAGCTATAATTGACCCGCTTACATTGTGAGCAAGACTTGCATTTTCAAAAGCGGATGTCAATCCTACATCCTTGAATAATTTTGATGACTGATAAGATTTAAATATCTTTCCGTTTGCTGCGTTTGAGCATCTAATAAAATAAGAAGAAGATCCTACGAAAGAGACGGGATTTGCAAGATGACTTTCAGAAACAGAAGTTACAACATCATCGCTTCTAATCCTTCCAAAAGAAATATACCATGGATCACCATTAAAAATTTGTGCTCCAGAAAGTGAAAGTTTCATACCTTCAGAGCCTGACACTAGCGACGATCTTACGTATAGACTTAGTGTAGGTGATGTACCAGATAGTGCTATAAGATTTGCAACAACTGCACCTTTTGCTATGCTAGATCCCGTAACTAGAAGCCTTGCAAGGCTTTGTGTGACCGGATGCCTAAAGTTTACTTGTCTATTTTCTGGGTATCTATAGAATGCTTCATAGGAAAAAGATCCTGATGTAAGAAGTCCATCTTCTCTATTGTCAGATATTCCATTTCTCATGCTAGGTGATTTTGATACAAAATCTCCCTGTATTGGAGGATAGCCAGGTTCAACCCTAGATCCCGTTAGTGCAGGTGATATAATATGGGGCATTTCTGAGAAATATCCATTATAATCCTCTGTCCCTGGTGATAATTTAACAGATCCTGAAAAATCTAAAAGCGGTAGATTCTTTATCTTTCTCTTTCTCAGACTGCTAAGTGATTTTTTAGTGGGTCCACCAAACTCTCTTACAGTCATTAAATTATCAGGATTTATTCCAAAAGATCTAAGTGTCGACTTTACACTATTTACTGTTCCCTTAGTTCTCTTAATATACGGAAGATTAATTAAAAATCTTTTCCATAAATCTGACTGAAGCTGTCTTAGAGACTTTGGTGCAAAACCATAAACATCACCAATATCTTCTCCTTCAATAAATTCAAATATTGTAGCATTTGAAAATAGGCTTGGCAAGTCGATACCATAATACTTTGCAACATGAGGTAAAAGTTTATCTGGCGCTGTCTCAAAATCGTCATAATCAAGATGCAAAAAGTTAGAAATACTATCTATGACCATCTTTAGTTCGTCAAATGCCTTTCCGTAAATAAGCAAAAATGATGTTAATAACTGAGCTGATCCTAGTCTTGCTGATCCGGGTATTGACTTTCCAGAGATTGGATCAAATATTTTCCCCTGAAGATGATTAAACCCTTGTGCTTGTTGACCATCTAAAAACATATGGGGCGGAACTAGCTTGGTAATAATATTTGGATTTACAAGATCATAGCGAGATGCAGAAGTTAAAAGTCTTGTATTGAAATTTTTGACTAAGTAGTGATCAGGAAATAAAATGGGTGAAAGACTTGACCTTTCTTGTGTCATAGGGTTTTCTATAGAGCCTGTTAGACGATTTACATTTTTATAGTTTGTTATAAGACTGTGTAGAGAATTTCCCGAAGAGTCTAAGACTGCATCAGAAGGTTTATAGGTACCGCTTGCCTCGTTAAATTTAAAATAAAGCTTTAAGTCTTTAGATGCATATATTGTCTTCTTAGCATTCTCTTTTAGAAAAACTGGACTAAGTATCTTGTGAAAAATTCTCAACTCATCCATAGATCCTGAGAATGTTTCTTTAGGGATAAAGTTTGGTTCACCATCTGGCATCTTTGAAGCATCTACACTAAACGTAGATCCCGAGGCGATGTAAAGAGATGCCTGATTGAATGAAAGATTAAACTCTGCAGAGTTTGATGAAGTAGCTACTTGTGTGCCGTTAAGATAAATTTTGGCTTTGTTATCTGCGCCTCGATCGTAAATATTTGTAAGATGTGAAAACTCACCCTTCGGTATTGATGAAGAGACAAATATTTTTTGTGATCCAGAAGATATTCCAAAAATTAAATCACATGTTGTCGGTGATGAGCTAGCACTCAGCGCAATTGAGACACTTTTTTCAGAGTTAAGCATCTTTTGAAAGATTATTTGACAATCATTTGCCTTAGGTGACACATATAGGTGATAGTCAAATGTAAATGGATTGTTTTGGAATTCTATTGCAATGTTTCCATCTCTTACTGTAGAAAATGTTGGAAACTGTGAACCTTTTGAATCTTTCACTTCAATATAATTACCATCAGTTTTTGGTGCAAGTCCTGCCGGTGTTAATCCGATTGCGCCGGAGAAGTTTAAAAATCCAACATGCTTAGGGAAGTTTCCAAAAATATGGTTTTCATAACCAGTCATATTATCAAAAAATGATTCTTGTTGTTTTCTCGTTCCGTCAAAAGGAAAATCATTGATAATCTTATCAAAAGCAATATTTATTTTAGCCTGGGCAGAGTCGAAGAAAACATGATTTTCAAACTTATCGTAATTGACACTTAGCTCTTGGGTGCTTTTTATTCCGGATCCCATCGGCTCATATCTAAAAGACTCCTCCTCGAAAAAATTAGTATCTCGCAGCTTCTTTAGAGTTACTTCATCAAACGTTATAGGCTCAGCGTTTCTAGTTCTAAGCTCAGAAAATAAATTTGGCCGTTTTGGAATTACTTTTTCACTTTTTGTTGACATTTAGTTTTCCAATCTAAACTTTGTTGCTGATTCTGTGAAAAGGAGGCTATTTTCAAGCTCGTCTATTTCAAAATCAATAGTATATAATCTTCCAGGTGCCAGGGATGACATGTAAAAGTCAAAATACATACCTTCACTATCTGTTGAACATATTGTTGATCTATTTGATTTTTCAAATGGGATTATAATCTCATTAGATATAACGTCCCTTATCCTGTAGTACATTTGTGTAAATATCTGGCTTTTTGTCTCCATTGGAAGCTTTTTAAATACTACTTGTCTATCAATATCTTCTACGAATATTCTAAATCTAACTTTGTCATTTTTTCTATATATAGATTTCATATTTGTAACTTTGACTATAAGCCTGCTAGAGTCATTGTCAAATGAAGTTCGATTTGTTCTATTTATAACTAGCGAAGATGTTAAAAATGCAAAAGATTCATCAATAGGCGACCATATTGCAGTAAAACTAGCACTTTGTGCATTTCTGACATGAGAAAATAAACTGCTATCTTCAAACTCACTTATTGCAAATGATGCAGAATAAATTCCAGTAATAAAAGAATCACCGATTTTATGCTGAGATCCTGTAATTGTCTTTTTAAATAGAGTTCCGCTGGCAATAGATCCAGTGATAAGTTTTAAATGTAGACAGTTTAGCCCTGTAAGCTCGGTGCCAGCTGCACCAGATACTAAATTTTTTAATTGTCTTTGGCTAGAATTATTTAAGAATAAGCTACCTGAACTTTCAAAAAAGAACGATCTGTGGTAATCCTGAATAGAATCATCGTATTTCACTATGAGTGCGGGCTTCTTTAAATAATCAGAAGACTGAACTGATGAAAATCTCTTGACAAATCTAGTATATGTATCAGTTTCTTCTGATCCAGAATATGATATTCTAAATCCAAAGTCGGGAATTTGCTCTGCAAGTGTTCCTGATATTATATCAGTAATATCAACTTCAAGATCTTCATCGCCAGTATAAAAAGTTTGTGATCTCCAGAGGTCGACGACTCCTTTTCCATCACTAAGATTTCCACTAGATATAATATCTATATCGTCAGAATCTAGCAGCCCTTGTTTATCAGCACCGCTGACAAACCATAGGACAGGTGAGCCAGAAGAAACTGAAGATGTTATAAAGTTAGCAGAATCCAGGTCAGCAAAGGTCAATATGTCTCTTCCCATCCCCTGATCAAAAGATTTTGAAAGTGGAAAGACTATAAGTTTAAAGTTGCTAGGTGTTGTCTGACCGCCGTAGACATCTGATAGTTTTAAAGTTACTTTGAATTTACTGGAGCTTATATCCAGACTTGATGCTGTGAGTGCTCTTAGCGGATTAAGATCAAACTTTACTAGTGCTCTACTTATTTCAACAGGGTTTGTGGTTCCTGAAATAGATGATTCATTATAAAGTTTAAAAATATCTAAAGTAGATGCTCTTCCAACATTAGAATCAGTCGCTCTAAATGTATTACTAATTATCTTATTTGTGATATATGTGTCTTTGCTTGCTGTTAAAATTCTATACATTGTAGTTATCTCGCGCTACCGACTATATCATCTTCTGGAAATCTGACTTCGAAAATACTTCCTTGTGGGCAGTTTAAGACTCCCATGTTAGTATTCTCGTCTATTGACATAGACGTATCACTGTAAATATTTCCATCAATAGTTCCTGTTCTATTAAAAATACTTAATTCAACAAGTGATACAACGTCAGTTGTATTAATAATAATATTTACTAAATCTGTCATCATAAGCGGTTGCCCAATTTGAAAGTTTTCAATAGAAAGATAATCTTTTAAATTTCCATTTACCTTCTGAACAACGAGATCACTATTTGCACTTGGTTTTGTAGTTACTGCAAATCTTACACCTAAATTTACTACTGATGCATCAACAATATCAATTGCATCTGAAATGAGTCTTGACTCATTGAGAAATACACGCAGATTTTCTTTTAATGTATCAGGAGAGACAGATAGCTTCTCCTCACTATCCCTGCTAATAATTGAAACAATTGACGCCATCGGATTGTTCGGATTTGATCTAACGCTGCATCTAAAAACCCTTCCAAACTTATTGGGCATTGAATAAATTCTAGCTATTAAATCTTGCTTTGTTACAATTCTCATTTGTGCATTTCTACTGTTGAGAGCTATAGTTCTCATTTCATTAATATTAGGTGAATTTTCCCCACCCTTTGCCGGTTCTCTATTTATAACCTCAATAGATGCCCTTATTGATCCTCTCTGTGATGTTGAAACAGATGATCTAAATTTTGAAACAAGAGTTTGAACAGATCTAATGGATCCTTCTGAAACATTATGATTGAGACCTCCTCCATATCTATATGTTATTGTTAATTCAGTATTTTGCGGTGCTACACCTGCTGTTGTAGTAGATAAAAGTTTATTTGGATCAATTGTAAAATTACTTAAAGTTGTTCTTCTTCCATATAAGGGAAGGGAAAGATCTGACGGATCTGGCATTATATCATCGTCTGTAGAGAGAGATGATCCTCCCCCGAATCTTAGCGCTGTCTTTTTTGTTCTATTCGATGTCGTAGAAATAAATCTTCTAGCTGCTGGTATTAGCTGTAATGACTCGTCAACCTCCTCCCTATCCATTGATGTATTTGGAGATCTTCTAAATACTGTATCTTGCAAAAGAGATTCTACCTCGTAGTATTCATTACCCTCAGAGTCAAAAACACTTATAATCTCATTCACATTACTATTTGAAAGTGTTATTGATCTAAATGATTTAAATGTATTTGGAATTGTATAAGACTCAGATTTTACAGAAGAAGATACACATATACCTGTTCTCATTACTGAGAATGAAGATGGATTTCCAGCAGAATCTTTTTTCATTACACTGTATGATGCAAAGAAATTACCGTTCATTTTCTTTTCTCCCATCTTTACATCATCAACTAGTACAAAAGTAACTCCGCCACCCGATCTGACCTTTGTCCCCTCTTTTATAGTTGGCATTAAGTCAACGTTTGGAACATATACACCATTAACAATAGTTGATGGAATTTCTAGATAGAACTCTATATTGACAACTGCAGGTGCTGCGCTTTTTATTTTTACGCCTGTTGATCTTATTAGCCTTTCAATGTTTTTTGTCTCTGTGGCCTCTGTAATATCAAGCTCTTGAAATTGATGATCTATATAGTATGACATTACATCACCCACATATGCATTAATCTCTATAAACATTCCTGCTAGACCATTCTCACTAAAGTCAGATATCTTGGTTGAGAAAAAAGTCCTTGCATATTCAGTTAAACTTCTTCGAAAGGAACTAAAATCTCTATTTAGATAAGATCGCTGTGATTCTCTGATACTTTTTAATTTATTTTTATTAGCCATAGTCTTACATTAGATTGAAGTGAACTTTTAAAACATTTCCAGTTGATCCAAGCTGGGGTATATCATATTTTATTTGTAGTTCGAGTTGTAAAAGTGCTGGATCATTATTCTCTACCATCTTAGATGTAAAGTCATCAAGATTAATGATTGGCATGTATGTAGAGACAGCTGTCTTTATTCTTTCCATTGCCTGACTTTCAAAATCTGGCAAATTTCCATATTCGCTTATTAATTCTCTTAAATTTGCACCATAAAAAGGATTACCCAATCTTTCAAAGTGATTTGTCATAACTAGAAGCCTGAGACCCATACTAATTGCTGCTATTGAATTAAATGTTTGATCAAAGATTCCAGAAGTTTCTGTTCCAAGCTCTAGGGGAAGTGTTATCCCAATTGGAAAGCTAAAGATTACCTGGCCTTCATCTATAACATTTCCATCTTCATCTAGTACAGGTGTTCTGGTAATAGTTTCATCTGGCATAATTCCAGAAGATAACCAGTCATATTCCGACTCAACTGTGTCAACGTATGTAGTAGGCACTTTATAACCCTCCGATTAGTAATTATATTGCAACAAAAATTTAAAGACGAATGAAAAAAATTATTAGCTATATAAGCCTATTGAAACTTTACATAAGGCTTTAGAATATCATCGGCACTCCTTATAATTGATTCACAAAATAGTGCAATTTCTGATGTTTTTGTTACTGAGCTTGGCTCATTCTTTCCCTCTAGTGAATTGTAATAATTGATTAGATATTCTCTAAGCTTTACAACTCTCTTTACTTCTTGTTCTTTCATTAAATTCTCCAGCGTAAATAATTAGACAATTACGCAAAAATATTCTACACTATTATTAGTAATAGGTATACCGGAGAATCTCTAGGCAGACATTTTAATCAAAAAGTGATCCGGGTATCTCTTGCCACTTGCCATCCGGGCAACTTTTCTTATATGCAAATGCTAAAGCAGGAAACGCACATCCGCACATGCTGCAAGATTGTAAATATATTCTTGGGCTAGAAGTCTTTTTCTTTCTCAAATGCTCACACGAAAGACATTTTTCCAACCTTTCATCTACTATTTTTTGAATTTGCGGAGGGGGCTTTTTGCTCTTGATGAGATTTCCAATCAAATAGTTAAACCAGCCATCTTTAAAATCTCTTATGCTCAAAACCTAGCACTCCATTCCAAAGATAGGGCCAATCCTCGCCATAATGCATTCAACACAAATGTCTTGACCCGGTATATCAGGCAATCCAGCCCTAATTAAATCACACAAAGATACATCGGGAGTGATTTCAAGACTGATCAATCCAATCATTAGATTTATTGGTATCATTATCATGTCAAACAAGAGACCGGTTAGAGCATCAATTTGAGGCAATCCCCATCCGGGAATAGTAAATCCTACACTGAACGGAAAACCTAGGGATGGAAGATCTATGGCAATTTTAATAACTTCAACAAGTGCAAGATTGAAAGCAAATGTAGGAACTGTCATTGCAAGGGCAGCATCTAGATTCTCTATTGCCCAATCTGAAGTTACATCAAGTGCTAGGGAGGGGTCTAGCGCTAGCTCAATTCCAACTGCTAGGGGACCCAGAGCTGCATCAAATGCGAGCATTAGCTCGTTCATTCCGGGCAACTCGCAAGGTAGTGTATCTGCCATGTTTTACTCTGTGTGGACCACAGCACTTAAAGATGCTGCAACCTCTTCTTTGAAAGCATCAAGTGTCATCTGAATATCAAAAGCGGTTGTTAGCGGGGCCCCGATATTTCCACATGGAATTCCAAGCGGAAAATCTTCTGGAGCGCCAAGTGCATATGACAAGCCTTCGCATAGGTTCTCAACCGCTGAGAGCAGTATCTCGCCTCTCATTACATGATAATGGCCAGGTGCACCATGAGTTTCTTCTGGTGCGCCTAAAAATACTCTTCCGCCTGTGATATAAGCTTCATCATTTGACATCAGGCCAAGCTCTGCACCGGCTTCTGACCTAGCTCTAACACTTCCCCTTCCCACAAGTCTTATTTCATCTGACTTGGCTACAATAAAAGGAACTCCTTCGATAGGTGGTGCAAATTCATTTACAAACTCTAGGTCAAAATTTGCATCTCCGTCTGATTTCATAGAAATGTATATTCTTGAAAGATCATGAATAAAATCAGGGTTTCCTTCATCTAGATTCCCCTCAGGGGGATCCTCTGTTGCCATCGGATATTTATTTATCTCTTCATATACCGGAAGATCAAAAGCTTCGTATTCATTTAGTGAAACTTGTCCCCGGGTCGTAATCTCATGATTTGATATTGCAGAAGTTGCATCAGTCTGACCTCTTCCAACAACCATATCTATTGCCCCAATACCTTTTATTTTAGGGTCCATGGTGTCTGTCGAGAGAAGCAAATCTCTATCCTGGCCCAGGGAGATTAGAGTATTATTAGATCCTTGAATAACTGTCTCTCCTAGAACCGGAGAATATCTTGGAACTGGCTCTCCATTAAATTCATCTACATAAGATGTTGAAGTTTGAACAATCTTGTTAAATGCGCCTGATTCATAGAAAGAATCTTTAAATGGGTTTCCCTCACCGCCTTCTGGCCAGCCATAAATAAAGGGCGACAATGCGCTTTCTTCGTCTTCAACTGCTTCTTCAGGCTCTGCACCTGGAGCAGGTGGTGGCTCTGGAACCGCATGTTCCGCACTTGTTTCTGGAGTATACACTTGTTTATAGAGATACCCTCTATTGTGATGAGAATAATTTAAGTCATCAACATGTAAGTCGCAAGCTATTCGAGAAATCCAAAATCCTGCGCCGCCAGGCCTGTCATATATTACCCATACTTTTTCACCAGGTTTTATAGGAGTCGTTAAATGGGGAAAGAGTGGGTAAAATATTTCTGGTGATGAACTTTTGTGGCCACCTCGTCCAGCTGTAACTATAGCAGCAAGTGAGCATCGTGGCATTCTTACAATTCTTTCTTTCGATATCCTTCCAGCTGGCATTGTTTTACCGTTATAGTAAGCTTCAAATTGTGTTACTCCGATTTGTGAAAGTGAGTCTTTTGTTAAGTCCCTAACCGGGTTTGGGAAAAACTCAACGACGACAGCTTCGTGAAGAATTCTATTATCTCCGCCCTGTCCATCATCATCTTTAAATCTTCCAAAAATTGCATGTCTTGTAGTTTTTGCCCTTTTTCCCATCTATTCACCGCTTATCTTTCCGTAGATATCATCTATATCTACAGATTTTTCCTCTTCCTTTGCAATTAGTTCAGCTAACTTAAGTATTTGATCATTGCATTTTGACATTCTTTCAAGGTATTTAGTTAAAATTGTGCCATATGTCCCATGATTTGCTAAATTTCCCTTTGTTTGAAAAAGAAGATCAGTTAAAAGAATTCCTGCATTTTCCCTGTCTGTCAGGGCATTTTCATAAACTTCTTTCCACAATAATTTTTTCTTATCTTCTGTATTCTCAAGAGAGTCAAGAAGATCAGAGAATTTGCTTATTCTATCCTCTTTTTCCTTTATGCTAGACATTATATTATTACTTTTTTCCATTCTAATCTCCAAATAATAGAAGAAAATCATTTTTATCTGATATTTCTCGATATTGTTTTCTTATTTTTGACATTGTAACAGAAAGTTGCTTTGGCGAAAGATTTGATATATCTCTAAGATAGACAAATACTGCTCTTTTGTTAAGGAGTTCAAGGTCGTCGACTCTTTCAAACAAAGATATAATTGCATCAATACATGCTATTTCTTTCTCAGTCTTTAGTGAGTGTTTAATTTGTGTAAGCAACTCTTCAAGATCTTTTTTAGATTCTGCCCTTAAAATAGATTTTTCCTGCGAAGGTTCAACTCTAAATGATTCATGAAAACTTATTTCAGCCCCAGTTGCCTCTTCAATAGCTTCAATGCTCAAAACTCTTTTCATTTGTTTTGTTCTTTTTTTGCTCTGAATGATAAGCCAGTTTTTTGCAACAACGTTGAAATAGGAAAAAGCTTTTGTACCTCTATCCGGGTCAAACTTATGAAGAGTTTCATATAGAAATGTAACACAATCATTTTTCATTCTTTCAAATGAATCTGGAGTTTTTGCAAACTTATGTATAAAAATCAAGTTTTCAGCAAGCTTGTCAAAAGCTGGCAAAATAGACTCTACATATATTTTATGCTTTTCGCCCTGTATGTCTGTCTGCTGATAACACCTAATAGCATCATGTGTTCCTTGATTAAAATAGTTATTTTTACTTTTTTTCTTACCTCTTCTAATTGTTCTTTTTTTTACTTTTTTCACACCTTTTCCCCTTTATTTCTATCTAGCTTGGAAATCTTATTTGCAACAGCTAGAAGAGCATTCCTAGTCGCTTCAATGTCACCTATAACTCTTCTCACCTCTACAGAGTCAAAAAATATAGGTATTTCAAGTATTTTTGAAATAGAGTTGTATCTTTCATCTATTATATCTAGACACTCTTCAATTGAGTCTTCTGCGTCAAGTATTGTCATCCCAAGTTTTATGTTGAGATATATAGAGTATCCTAAAAGCCCTAAAACTATGGTAGATATAGAAATGATAAAAATGCTAGATGTCATGTTAGATTATTTCATCCAAAACTTTGTCGTAGATTTTACACACTGCACCCTGTGAATAGTTTTCAATAATTTTTAAAGAAAGGTCATCTGCCCACGACTCTGGAAGCGACGGCTTTTTTCTAAATTTTAAAATTTTTCTTTTAAAATCCTTCTCATGAGGATCAGCCCATTTTACATTAGGCACAAATATTCTATTGTCAATTTTTTCATCTGGAACTTTAACAATATCGTAATCTATCTTTAAAAATTTTCCTAATGAAAGAAATTCTGTATGTGCAGACCAATTGGTGACAATAACAGGGAGCGATGATGCTGCAGCCTCTAGTATAGGTAAACCAAAACCTTCACCCCGAGTTAGATTAATTAAGCACTTTATTGAAGGATTTTTATAAAGACCACATATTTCACTCTCTTCAAGATTTCCGTGTACAAGATGAATCTTTGGAAACTCTCCCTGTCTTATTTCACCTATAATTTTTCTAATAAGGTTTTTTGTTAACTCTCTATCAATTGAAGTTCCCCTTCCGTGGTTTGTCTTAAGTACGAGACCAACATCCGGATCATCCTTGAAGGTTTCACAAAACCATCTAATAGTATTAAATATATTTTTTCTGTCTGTTTCAGGTGTTTGTCCGGTGAGTTGTGAGATTATAAGAAAGTTAAAAGATGTATCAAAACTCATATTTGCAAATTCATTTTCTGAGAAATCTTCCTCGGTAATATTGTTAAAAAACCACTCGGGTATAATAAAAACTGGGACATCTAGATTTCCTGATCTCTCTAGAGATTTTTTTGCATGTTCAGATGGAACTATAACAGCATCCATTAAATTGCATCTTAGAACCCATTCGGGATTACATGATTCTGTCTCTACTACTGCGGAAATTCCTATATTTGTTCTAGCTAAATTGGGATCCCATTCATCTGGAAGTTGAACCTGAAAAGAAATATCTGCGACTGATTCTAGCTTCCCTGACGCACCCATTATCCTATTAACTATTCCCCCGTGACTATCTGGATTTATCAGCCAGGAAGTGTTTCCCCAGTTAACAATTTGTGTCTCTATGTCGAAGTTAAATTTAGAATTTTCCAAATAAGAAAATATTTGTCTTGAATGGACTCCATATCCACTAACAGACAATAGTGGTGCTCTAATTATTGCTCTCATTTAATATATTCCTCTAGTAAGTATTGACTGAGTATCGTTCATAATTTTCTTTCCAGTTTTCAATTGTATCTGTAAGTGTTTTATCCCAAGTATCAATCATATTTTGATATTTAAACTCTGAACTTACATAATCTAAAACCTTATCTGACAAGTTTGATTTTTCATTATCATCAAGCTCATATATTTTCATAATTCCGCTCGCAGTAGTTTCTGATGATACATAGTCTTCATAGATATATGGTACACCCTGCGATCCCACTAGGGTTCTAAATTCTGTTTGCAATGCAACACCGTTTTCACTACCATCACGGTGATCTACAACTTGTCTTGTTAGACCCCCGGTAGTCTGCGCTATTATAGGTGTTCCAGTCATCATTGATTCTAAAGTTGATAATCCGAATCCTTCTGCAAAGGATATATTTAAACAAAAATCAGAAATATTATACAGAATATTCATTTGCTCAAAATCTAATCTTTCTGAAGAAAATAAAACATTGTTGTGAACTTCAAACATTTCTGCAACCTGGACCAGATTTGCTCCTTCTTGATCATATGGATCACAATGCATAATAAGTGTTGCATTTCTATGGCCATGCTTCTTTTCTAGATTGTCTAAAAATAGTTTCCATGAGTGAATTACATCTGAAGATCTTTTTCTCTTTGCATTTCTGTTTACCCATATTCCTACAAAATGATCTTCCCTCTCGGGGCCTAATAGTTTTCGCTTATTTATCAATACCATATTTTCCGGAAGCTTCCGGAAAATATGGGGAGGTACTGTATGCGGTACAAAGTTTACCTTATTTGGAAACTTATCTTTAAGCTGGGTATATGTGTGATAAGAGTGACAATTAATTAAATCAGTAGACATATACAAGGGTGCATTAAATCTTGGGTATGGTTCATTATCCCAAACATGCCACCAAATAATTGGACATACTTGATGAATTTCATCTTCCATTTCAAAAAGCCAGATAAAAAATCTTGGATCAGTGAATATTAAAATTGCATCTGGTTTCTCAGATGCTATTGTAACCCTTAGTGTTTCTCTATCACCAAACCCATCAATTGGCTTAATTATAAAATCATCATTTACAACAATTGTCCTATAGTCATTGTGCTTTAAAGCAGCACCAAATTGCCTAAAAGAATAGGAGTTTTTTTCCAATAGACCTTCTATTAGATGTCTAGTTTGAACTCCCACACCAGATGTTGACAGTGCGTGATCAGAGAGCACGATTATTTTCTTTTTACTCATTATTTTATTAGCTCCACATTATGGAATATTACACAAAACCTTGTTTCTGTTAAAACAAGAATTACTTACAGTGTTCTGTTTTTTCATATGGGCAATATGTACAAGAGTTTCTATTCTTTAAAAACATTCCTTTATCAACAGATCCTACCATATTATTCATCAACTTTACACCTTTTTCAAGTGCTTTTGGACCTACAGAGACAGTAACTAGCTCACATATCTTCCCTTGTTTTCCGCCTCGTTTTAATAAAATAAAACCGCATCTAACATCTTTTATATCAATGTCATGCTTCCTTGCCCAGAAATGCTTGTAAAGAATTAACTGTGCTGTCATTCCAAGATCTTGTTTTTTATCTCTTCTCCATCCGTATGCGCCTGCTGTTTTCCAGTCAATAATCCAGTATACGTGACCAGAACCTCGCTTTTTAGGAACTTTTATAATTCCATCTATAAAGCCCTTAAATGATATATCTTTTTTCTCTATTGATTCATACAATGTTTCTTCAGCATCGAAGCATTCCCATCCGGGAAAAGTTTCATCTAAAAATTCAGGAACTTCAGACCACATGTTTTCAGCCCATTCACACCACTTATCAACACCTACATTTGATGATTTTAAATACCATGAAGGCTGTTTAGCCACCCATTCAGGATCATCAAAGCCATGCTTCTTCCATGCGGCTGTTATATCTTTTTTTAGCTTTTCAGCATTTACCTGTCTATCTTTTAAATAAGTCTCACAACCTTCATGGACTGCAGTGCCAAAGTCTAGATATGGAGAAGGTTCAAACATATCTATTTTATCAATATACGTCAGCTTATGCCTCCATGAACACTCTTTCCATATTTTTATTTCTGAAAATGAGACATGCGGTTTTCCCGTAGGAAATTGACTCTTTGTAGTTATCATACTTTCTCCATTGATTAATATTACACATATAAATTAAATTTTTCAATCAATGTGGCTAATAGAAAAGTAGAATATTTTTGTGTATTTTAAATTTTAGTTAAAATTAATCTACCACTCATCTGACTGACCAACCCAGTCTCTAAACATATCATTGCCGCCCCTTATTTCCCAGTCTGAATCAACTGTTAGTTTAGATGATATACCGCCCCTTGGGTTACAAGTCATTACCAGGCGCAATCTAGAAGGTTCGTAGGCAGACATCATATCATCATAAATTACATTTATAATTCTTTCATAAGAATATAGCTGACTACGGAACGCAAAGAAATATTCTTTAAGTGACTTTAATTCAATAACTTTATCATTCGGATAAAATGTAATATATAGTTTTGCAAAATCAGGCTGGCCCCGAACACCCTCAAATGTAAGCTCCGGAATTTTCATTTTTATTTCGTATGCATCTTTGGACGGATTTGGAATTGATTTTAGAATTTCCCTATTCTTTGCCCAATTCCTTCTCTTTTTCTTAGTAGTCATTTATCTTTTCTGCTAGTGAATATTTTGGTGTCCATTTGATATCTTTTTCTGTTTTGCTTATATCTGCAAGTGTTTCACTAACCTCAGCAGGTCTTTCACCAATATATCTAAATCCAGTCTGGGGATTTATTAATTTTGCAACGTCTATAATTGAATAATTTTCCCCAGTTCCAATATTATAGATACCGTGTTTAATATTTGATGTTGAAGCTTTAATATTTGCATCAACTACATCGGATATATAAGTAAAGTCCCTTCTTTGCATTCCATTTCCGACTATAGTCATTCTTCTTCCAGCTTTAGATTGTCTTTTAAATAAACCAATAACTGGAGCATAAGTTCCCCTTATTGGTTCTCGCGGACCGTAGACATTAAAGTATCTTAGTGTTATAGATTCAATATTATAAAGTTGAAAATATAATTTGCAAACTTGCTCTCCCATCCACTTTGACATTGAGTACGGGTTTAAGCAGCTAGTTGGCATATTTGGCTGAAACGGTATTGAATTCTGTTGGCCGTATAGGGATGACGTGCTAGAATATACAATTTTCTTTACAGAGTTTATCCTGGACCATTCTAGAACCCTCTGCGTACCTACTACATTAACTTCGAAGCACTCTCCAGGATTTTCAATAGTAGGCTGAATACGACTGCGAGCGGCAAGGTGAAAGACGTAATCAACATTAGCAAAATACTCGCTACAGTCATCTTTAGATATATCTTTTTTCCAATATTCAGCCTTTTCATTATAGTAAAACTCCTCATTTTCAGGTGCAGAAAGATCGTCAATTACAATAACTTTATGACCCATATCTACGAGCTTATCTACAACGTGGCTTCCAATGAATCCGCAGCCGCCCGTAACCAAACTAGTCTTCACTTACTGCCCTACCTTTCATAGATTCCCAATCTCTTTTTGTTCTATAAACACTGTTTGATTTTTTTACAGTTCTTAAGAAATCAGATCTTTCAAAGCTAATATTGCAATCTTCTGCAAATTTTATCATAGCAGAAAGATCCTTAGGGAAACAATGCCCTCCAAAACCCCTGTCTCCATCTGGACCAGGTACAGCAAGATGTGTTCTTCCTATTCTAGTATCATACAAAGCATACTCACAAACCTTATCGTAGTCTATACCTGCACCTTCACATATTTCATACATCTCGTTTGCAAAGATAACCTTTGTGGCTAGAAAGCAGTTTGTAAAGTATTTTATCATCTCTGCTGTCTTTGTGCCAGTTTTTACAATTGGTATTGTCGGGAAAGCTTTTCTAAACATCTGCTTAACGGTTCCCGTTGATGGTCTTGGTCCGCCTATTATTATTCTTGTCTGGTTTTTAAAATCTTCAAAAGAATTAGCTTCAGTTAAAAATTCAGGTGAAAAGCAGACAGGCAAACTTACACTCTTTCCAATTCTCTCAGTTGTACCGGGTGGTATAGTTGATTTAATTACAATAATTGGTGATGCCTTATTTAAGCAATATTTGTCAATTTTAGATATAGCGCTTTCTAAAATACGTGTATCGCAGCTACCATTTTTTCTCATGGGCGTAGGCAGACATACAAAAATAATATCTGATTTTTCGCAAACATCATCATGTGTACTATTGCATTTTGCTGGGTCTAAGTCATATGTAAGAGTACTATAGAAAGAACCCAGACCCTCTCTAATTGCAGAGCCGACAAAACCCTGCCCTATTATACCAATATTCATCTGTAATCTCTCCCGCAGACGGTGTAAATATCCTCTATCGTTGATAAAGCGTCTCTAGTATTTTCAATTTTAAACATTTCTAAGTTTTTATAAACCCCTATATGATTAGGACATGATCCTAAATACGATCCGTAATTATTGGGAGGTATATATGTTACATTCTCATATGATTCTAGAATATTTTCAAACTGTCGCTTGGCACCGTGACTTAGGAAATTATAACTCTCAACCAGATTCAATGCCTTTCCGCCAAGCTTTATATAGCCATTTGATCCTAATATGCTAATAGAGCATTCGAGATTATGAGGCTCTGCACTAATTGTTATCTCCATATTTCCCCCAAATGTTCCGTAATCAAGAATGGCATATACTGTATCTTCAATATCAGATTTTAAATGCTTAGTATTGTATTCTTTCGCAAACAAGACATTGGGCTTTCCAATTAGATATTGAAGAATATCAATATAATGAATTCCAACTTCATGTAATGTGCCGCCCCCTATTTTCGGAATTGATCTCCACCCACTAAAATATTCAACTGGTCTTTGCCATCTTTGAATTAGACTTGCGCCTCTAATTTTCCCTAAAAGATCTTTTTCCAGACATTCTTTTATAGCACTTACAGAATTATTAAGTCTAACTTGCAATACACCGTATGCTTCTACATTTTCTTTTTTTGCAAGCATTATTATATCATCTAGTTGATCTAAAGATAGTGTTACAGGCTTTTCAACAAGTATATCTTTTTTACTTTCTATACACTTTTTTGCTTGAGAATAATGAAGGCTATTCGGTGTAGCAAGAACATAGAAGTCAGCATTACTTTTTTCAAGACATTCATCAAGACTATAATATGAACTACAATTATGCTTCTCTGCTTTGTTATCTGCTATTTCTTTTTGAGTATCGCATACAGAAACAAGTTTAAAATTTTCATTAGAACTTATTGAATCAACATGTCTATTGAATATTGCTCCGCAGCCTATTATTGCAACCTTTCTCTTTTTCACTTAGTCTCCTAAAAAATTAATAATTCTCAATCGGTGTCTGATTGTACCACCAATATGGATGAGTTAAAACATAAAGATGCATGTGATCTTGATTAATATTCTCCATAAAAGACCCGTCTCGCCACCTGCAACTACTATCAGAAATATATTTAAAATCATTTAAAATAGATTTGTCATATGCCTGGTTAAAATCTAAATCATCTAGAAAAAACTGTCCTGTTCTTGTAGGTTCATGTGGACAGATTGTTCTAATTTTAACATTTAACAAATAGTTTAATATTTCAACCTCTTTTAAAAGTGATTCTTTTATATCTCTATTAATAATAAAATAAAAATCAGATTCGTAATGGAATCCTATTTCATGACCCATTTTTTTTATAGACTGTATCTTTCTGAGATCTTTTACACAAAGTGGATTATATGCATGAGAATGAAGTCTAATAAAATATGTTGAACTAATTCCTATTTCACTTTCTATCTTTGCCATCTCAACTGCAATATCAATCTGTGTATCAATATCATGCCTTAGAATTATATACTTTTTATTTAGACAAAACTTGTTATTAAAGTAATCGTCTAGTGTTATAAACCTATAATCCTTTTTAAGACCAAGTAATAGACATCTTTTATAATTGTCTAATGTAAAATCATCTTTCTGATTTTCCATATTCCCTCATGGAGCATTAAATCAACTATGCTAAGATGTTGATTTTTTATTGTTTTAATATTGTGAAATTCCTCATCAATATAGAGTAGATCAATTCCTTCTATTTCAAATGATGATATATTTTGATAATTTTTTGCACCGTGACCAGAAATATAGGTATTGCCCCCTAGCTCTTTAACAATCTGGATTACAAGATTCTCCTTTTTAAGATTGCTCTCTAGCACAATATCTGAAGCTTTAAAAAATTCAGTCTCTAAATTTAGATATTTTGAAATTAGACTAATGAATGCACAGTTAAACTTTACTAAATTAATATCATCTTCTTTCTGAAACACTGCATACAGTGCTATAATCTCTTCTAAAAATTCAGATTCTTCGGATTTTCCATGTCTTGTCTTAAAGTACCTAATATGCTTATTGATAAACTGTGTACTAGCTTCAACTTCTAGTAAATTTTTCCTATAAGATTCTTTACTTATTGGGCATGAAAGCCAGAAATTATTATTAAAGTGCTTATCTGAAGAAAATCTATTTCTATTGAAAAATGAATTTTTTGAACATTTAACATTATCTAAAAAAACAAATTTATCACTTTCATAAATTTTTCTAATATAGCCGGCCCAGGGCATAAAATTTGGCTGGTGAATTCCTACTTTCACTTTATACTTTCTCTTATTGATTTTGCTGCAGATTCTGCAATTGGACAATTTCCAGATATTCCCCTCTTGACATAAGCAGGCTGTTCATATACTACATTCGGGTAATGCCCTTGAGCAGGACCTCTTAGCCCTAATTCTGATACTATTCCTTTCATGTGAAGTTTCATTTGCTCATATGCCATTAGACAGAGTGGTTCAGCTAATCTAAAGTTAAATCCAATATTTACGTGATTATACCTTCCATCCTGGCCTTGATCGCATATTGATCTTATCTTTTTAGAATCCAGCCTAGATCCCTTTGGTATGCAAATCATTCCGCCTTCAAATGTAGATATATTTTTTGTTTTATAGAATGAAAATGTTCCTGCGTCAGACATCATACCAGCATATTTACCAGATGCGTGTTCTGCGCCAAAAGCTTGTGCAGTATCTTCTATTACTGACAAGCTATGCTTTTCGGCAATAACATTAATTTTTTCCATGGCACAAACTCGACCATACAAGTGTACAGGAAGTATTACTCTAGTCCTCTCTGTGACTGCCTGTTCAATCTTGTTAGGGTCTATGAGATATGTATCCGGATCTATATCAACAAACACTGGTGTCCCACCAGCAATCACTATCGCATTTGTAGTTGCTATAAAAGTAAAGGGAGTTGTGATGACTTCATCGCCTGGCTGAAGATCTAAAGACCAAAGTGGCGCAATTAGCGCTGCTGTTCCGTTGTTAACAGCGATACAATCTTCTAAGTCAAATCTTTCTTTAACATAATCTTCAAATAATTTTCTTACTACAGCTGGCATTTAAACTCCATATTTTTCCCTATAGGAACTAAATAATATATTAAAATCTTTCTCAATATCTTCCGGGATAGATCTATTGTAATGCTTACCATTGTCCAGGAGTTTGAGATCTTCAGTAGAATTTATCTTTCCAATCTTGTCAATAGCATCTATCATCATTGATTGCTCCTTTGCTTGAAGCCTTAAGTGTATATCAACAAGTGAATCATCTTTGTATACAGATATTTCCTGTCTATCTATTAAAAACCCCCTGTCTATATTTTTATCAATAAGGTGAGTGGTCACACCTTGTTTTTGCTCTTTTATTACTGCCCATTTAAGATTATCTAAACCTCTATTTTCCGGTAGCAAGCCGGGATGCATATTAATAATTCCTATTTTAAATGAATCAACAATATTTTTCTTTAATATTCTTGCACCTAATATTATACCAAGATCCAGATTATTTTCTCTAATTAAATTCTCGCATTGTACACTATTGTGATTTACAACTGAAGATTTGAAGTTGAAAGATTTGCATATATCTTTTGTATTATGCAAGTATAGATCTTTAGGTCCTACTCTTATCTTTGATTTATAAAATTTTAACTTTACAGGATCAGCCATAAAAACATGGTCAACATTAATCCCGCTTAGGTAGAGATTTGTGAGGCCCATTTGCGTTTTATAGTGTGGCCAATTATAAGCAAAAACTCCAATCTTAAGATTTTTCATGGATAAATTATAAACAAAAAATTTAAATTTTATAAAAAACAGCCAAAATCTCTACCGTAAATTAATCTTGTATTCTCAATGTCTATGTCATTATCCCTCTGAATAGTCCATGCGTCATCTTTTACAATTGCATACATTGGCTGCGGCTCAAAGCCGACTCTTGATTTATATCCAAAATTTCCACGTCCGGCATTTAAGGAAATATGATCTCCTATTTTTGAAGCAATCTTGGAAGATGTTCGAATAATATCGATGTATATTAGAAACTGAATGTATTCGAGTGTCATGTCATAACAATTAGAAAATGAAAGAAATATCTCTTTATCATTTAAAACAAGATTATAGCTAGCTGCGATTGCGCCAGTCTCTCTATTTACAAGAAATTTATTTATACTTCTAAGATTACTATCAAAAAATAGATCAAAAAACTTACTATATAGATAAAAGTTTTTAGACCAGCAATTTGTCCTGCCTCGCTTATTAAAATTTTCGCATGAAAGTTTAAATACTTTATCTAAATACTCTTTTTTATATTCTTGACTTGAAACTTCTAGAAATTTAAATCTATCTAGAAGTCGAAAGCTTCTTTTTATTTTATCTCTTTTTTTCTTTTTCTGCGATGATACAAAAGTATCAATGTCAAAGCTAGCTATATTATCAATTGTCCAGTTTTGATTAAAGGGAACATCAAATAACTTTAGATTGCTATCTAGCAAGTCAATATAATCTCTCTTTATTGATGTTAGTCTAAATCTCAATCCTCTTTCTATCAAAGTGTTTAAAGCAAAATTTAAAATATCAGGTGAGCTAGGAGTTAAATTATAATCATTAAAAGGCAAATTTCCACCAAAAAAATAAGCCACACCATTTTTCTCAACTATAGGTAAAACAGAGTTCTCATCTTCAAAAAAGAGATAAGAGTCTGGAATAAAAAACTCATTTAATAATTTTTTAACTCTCCAGGATGATAACAATTCACTTTTATCTTTACTATAAAACTCTTTCGCCACTAAGAGACATGAATCTTTACTGTCTATTATTTTCATCTGTTAACCCAGATAGATTTAAACACTTTTCAAATATTTGATCACATTTTTCCTCAACTGATATTGTTTTTTCAAAGTCAATATTAGACAAATTTGTACTAAGTGCTTTTTCTAGAGAGGTATTAAAATTATCTTTTTTAGACTGATCATATTCAATTGTATAATCATTCCACTCTGCTGGGACACATATGTTCTTTCCAATTCCCTCTTTGTTGTCATTATTGTAAGTTTGACCATGCAAGCATATATTTTGGCAAGCTATTGCCTCACCAAAAGTTCTAGAAGGGCCCAGGGCTGGCTGACCGTCCCCGGGATCTGCATAATGATTCATTATCTTTATTCTAGAAAAACAAAGAACATCACATAGAAAATCTGGATTTACATACTCTGAGTATAGTAGGGATATATTTTTACTTTGTGCTGACTGAATAAGTCTATGAAAATACCCGTGATCAGATATTCCGCCAAAAATTAGAATAACCTTGTCTTTTAGTAGTTCGGGATCAACATTTTCAACCCATTCAGTCTGTCCTTTCCACCAGATAACTGTTCCTGTCATAACTACAAGCTCCATCTTTCCAAAACCATTTTGTGACATTAAAGACTGGGCTCGGTCTGTAAATTTTCTACCAGCGGGGGCAAAAAAATCTGTATAGCAGAATCTATAGTCTTCGCCAACGTCTAGATTGGGTGCATAGTTATTTGTCTGAATATTGACTTTGTATTTGCAACTATCTAGAACTTTTGGCATTCTTTTCTTCATAGTTGTAATAGTGCTAGACTTTGTTATCATTAGATCATAGCTGTCTTCAAAATCATTCTTCTCTCTTGGTATCGAGATATTGCCTCCAACAAGAGAAGTTAGGTAGTGTGTATTATTATTTGTAATTCTACCCCTTGAGTCGAAATAAACTGAGTCAATCTTAGATTTTGGAAAAACTCTAGATGCGTAAAGTGGCATCTCTATTGATTCCATTTCATATTTTGTAAGTGGAAAATGTGAAAATAATATTTTCATCGGCTTTGTTTTTACAAAGCCCGTGTCTCGAAAATTTACTGTATGTATCACTTTTTTTAAATGATTTTCCCTATGCACTTCAAAAGGTTTGAGATGTATTAGACCTTCTTTTCCTGACCATTTTTCCTTGAGGAGATTAATATTAGAAAGTAAAATCTCTACTGTTTTTTTAGAATCTAGACAAATCATGCTATTCTCACTTTAAACTGTTGGACCTTAGCCAGACTTCGGTTAAATATATGTCTTCAGGGTGGTGAACATCAAGAGAGTAGTCAACCCTGTAAGGAATAACTCTGTCTCCCATAAACGGCCAGGGAAGATGGCCATGAGAGAGATCAGATTTCATATTCTCTAGATTGAGAACCCAAAAATTATGGCAAACAAAGAAATTTGGCTCAAGATCTTGCCTATTTGAAGAAATATTCCTAAGCTTGCTACTTGAAAAAGGTTTTAAAAATCCTTGTTCATCTATTTTCTTGGCTCTGAGTGGATGATGATCATTGTTTTGCTGAACAGGTATGGCAGAAGTTGCTTCTGAATTATCTATAATAATATCAATACAATCATTGATCCATTGTGATTTTATAGTAGCACAATTTGCCAATATTACGACAAGAATTTCAGGATTTATGCTATGATTATTATTCATAGTCTCAATAGCATGAATAAGACAGTCTACATGCTGGGCATCTGGTTTTGAATATTTCTCTGGCCTTTTTATTCTTGTATACCCACACTCTTCAGCTGCAGCTAATATTTTTTCATTTTCGCTACTTACAAAAAAACTTTGTGCCCTTTCTATTTTCTTTCCCTCTATTGCTCCATATTGCAAAAGTGGTTTACCAAGAACATCTATTACATTCTTGTCTGGAAGAGTATTGTTTCCCCTTCCTGTTATTAGGACTGAAATATTTTTTGGTTTCATCTCTATCTCGATTGATGCTAGTTTAAGCTTCTAATGAATTCTTCTATTCCCTCATCAAGAGTTGTAGAAATTTTCCATCCTGCGCTTATAATCTTACTATTATTTCCTGAACTGTATTGCTGATCACCCAGATATCCGTTGACCTCTTTTATCTTGAGATTCTTTTTAAGCAGTGATCCTATTTTGTATATTATATCTTCAGATGTTGACTCTATGCCCGAGCAAATATTGAAAATCTTATTATTCAATACATCGTTTTTGATACAAATATCAATAGCAGATACTACATCGGATACATGAACAAAGTCCCTAATTCTTTTTTTCGATCCTGTAATTGTAACTGTATTGCTGTTTAGGGCTTGGTCTAGATATATGCTTAGCATTCCCTGATGTCTGTTTTGCATATCTTGCCCTGATCCGTATGTATTCCACAATCTTAAGACTATATAATCTATTCCAGACTGGTCTTGAAGTGCTTTTAGATAGAACTCACCAGAGAGCTTACTGCATCCATAAAAAGATATAGGGGATAGCGGGTCTGTTTCTTTTCTATCTAAACCCTCCCCGTAAACTGCCATTGAAGAAGTATAGATAATTTTTCTAAGCTTTGAACATTCTTTAGAAAAATTAACTAGGTTTGAAGTTCCAACTGTATTCCACATTGCATCTTTTCTTGGATCCGTCAAAGAGTAATACCCGCCAGTCTGTGCAGCGCAGTGAACTATTATATCAAAGTCTCTTGGGATAGAGCTAAAGGCTTTTTCGGAAGATATATCTACGCTATATGTCTTAATATCTTTCGGTATTTTAATTTTTTTTATCTTTGAGCTAAAGTCAATTATTGAAATATCATGATTCTCTGATAGTTTTTTTACTAGATGGTATCCTATAAATCCTGCGCCACCGGTTATAAGGATCTTCATTTTTTAATTAAGCCTTTTTTCTTTAAATCATTTATACACTTATCCCAGGCTGTAAACTCTATCGCCTTGTCATCAATGTATGCAACAGCATTCGGCTTGCCAAAAGTTACATGATCAATATATTTTGAAAAATTGTTTTTTGAAAGCCAATCATTTACTAGTTCAATGCCTGTCTTTCCATTGACAAGCGGTCTCCTTGGATTTGCTTTGCATGTATATACAATTACCTTATAGGACTTTGA